TATGTTCAGTATATCGACAGAAGATAGAGTTTGAACTCGAATTTCACAAACAAACATTTTTTACGGATACAACAGATAATCTCAGTCTTCAATCATTCAATCTTGTAACTGAAGAAATCACCGTGACTCCCGAGGAACGCAAATTTTTGGCATCTGAAAAACAAGTATTCATTACAGATTTGGTAAAAAGACATCCAAGTATTGTGAGTGATATTGGTCGTGATATAATCAAAAATAACTTAGTTCCAAATATTCCAGTGAAATGTATTCATTGGTTTCTTCGTAATACAAAGTTTGAAGATGAGAATAATGCGAAAGGTGATCCAGTACCTGCAGATGAGGAAAAATACTTATGTCAAAATCGATTTAACTTTTCATCAAATGTAAGTTTCGATGAGATTCAGTCATTTTTCGATCCGATTATGGCGAGTGCGAGCTTTTACATCAATGGAAACAAACTCCCAAATGTCACGAACACAAATCACAATTACTACAAGTATCTCGTTCCATTACACAACAGATTGTCAAGACCTTACAGAAATATATACACCTACAGTTTCTCGATGAATCCGATTAATGTGGAGCCATCGGGGAACTTAGATTTTAGTCAAATTCAATCTGAAAAAACTAACATCGAAGTAAAATTAGATACATCTGAAGTCGATGTATCTACAAATACATATTCACTCAATATGTATTACACGGGATATCAAACGTTTGTGTTTGACAGGGGATTTATGTCACTTGCTTACTAAACAGCGAATCTCGATGATTACTAATGTAATCGATAATGTTATTTTTGATACACCATTTGATGAAATTCAGTTGAGCCAATGTTGTCTGAATTTCCTGAGATGTACCGGGTATGGTATATGAAAATTTCTGCGATCTACAGAACGGGTCAAACAACTGCTTACTGTATCCATTAAGACTCGATTTGTAAGCGCAGTGTACGGTGAATAGTTTTCCATCCCCCGTTTGGTAGGATGTGTGATTTTTCTTTGCGTAATTTGTGATAAACCATTCCAAATTTCGGAGAGATATACCATTCGATTTGTCCAATATTGTTAGTAGTGTAGATCTATTCTTCTCTTCGTTATAAAAACAGTTGACTGATGATAGTAGAATGTCGTTTTTGCTCATTACTATATTATATACCTAATTCTATAAGCTCATTTGAGGAATCACATCCTGGACACCCCCTCACAAACATTTTGTCGGGTCCATGATTATGGAGACTGGCACTTGAAGATACCCTATGACATATACGAGCTCCTTGTGCAGCATGTCTGGAACAATATCCATTATGAATTCCCTTGAATGTACACCGCTGCCCATTATTTTTAGCTCCCTTACAAGTCGTACTCGTATATGTATCTGGTAAATCTTTCAAAAGAATATCTAACGCAATACCATGCTTTTTTGAAAGTGTTTCGGCATAGTCATTGAGGATACAATTTAAACGATGTTCTAATTCCTCCTCAACAAGTCGCGTAACCTTTTCATAGAGACTCATCCTTACTTTGTGTTAGCTCGTAATTTTTAAATAAGTCTTCAACGGATTCTTCCTTTTTCATTCTCGCAGCCTTAAGGCGATTCCTAAGAATTGCCAATGTACCAGTTTCTTCTAAACCAAGACGCTTACATTCAGCGATAAGCTCATCCTTCTTCATACCACTCAAAGATGGTAACTTTGGTGGTTTGACTGGCTTGTGTTGATTAATAATTTCACCAAAGATCTCTTCCTTAACATTCTCGTAGAGTGGATCTAATAAATCGCATACTGGATTGAGGAACTTATTTAGGAAATAATAGTGATAATCTATAGGTACGCCATGTTCCTCTACATATTTTGGATCTTCGGCTTTTTCGTACGCCTTAGCTTTGGGATCGTCGGTTTTTGTGAGCAAGTATGGAACTCGGTCTCCAGATTGCGGTTCAGAACCAGGTCTTCTTTGACGCATCTTCGTGACAACTTGTACATGCGATTGATTAATGTTAATACTATCTGGACTCGTCACTGATACATTTTTACCTCCAACTTTATAGTTATCGGAAAGTCCTTGACTCAAAATAAGTTTTTCATTGGACACATCTCCAGAAAGGAGTTCAATCGCTCTCTCCTTGGCCAACTCTTTGGGTGGACCTGGATCACTTGAAGTAAGAATTACATCAAGGAGTTCTTTACACACTTCTCTCACGTGTGGTGTATTATCTCGTCGCACAACTTGAAGACCCTTGATATCAATGTAGTCCATATGCATCTTATCATCTTTACCCTTTGTCCATAGTTTAGCCGCATATCGCTTCTTACTGTAGAGGAAATAGGGCCAATAAACTTTCTCAAGTTCAAGATTATTTGGTTTCTTGAAAAGAGCGCTACATTCCTCTGCAGCTCTCTCACCTACTTCCCAACTGTAAGCAATAGCTTCTTCCCCTTTACGATCACCTACATCAAACTCAACCATCACTGAATCTGTGTTATGTACAACCATGTCACCAGGTCCCACGTGAAAGTGATGTGACTCTGTAGTCAAGTCATAGACATACCCCTCAGTTTCACCGATGAGTTCGAGTTTCTTAATCGCAATTGGATTCTTTCTTTGTGTTGAAGTTGTCCACGTTTGTCTAAATATATCTTGTTTATCAGACCTAGTATTAATTGAAACATTATAACCCAGTCTTCGTCCCAATATATACATACCCATAGAACCCTCCTTACCTTTGATATCCATTCGTGTATAGCCATTAATATCCTTATCCCCATCTGCCATGTAATATCCTTCACAGAATGACTTTACGATATGGAGTGGGGCATTGAGAATACATGCAGGTATAACCTTCTCTTTGCGTTCATTGTAAAAAAGACTACGATACTTTAGAGATATACTCTTAACATCACCTACCGCATTCAACTTGTAGACACCACTACTTTTGATTGTATCATAAATTTTAGTTTCAAATGGACACAATTGTTTCATTTCTTCAAGGAATTTCATATCCGCATTGTTGAGTGTCCATGTATATTTAGAATCATAATGACCACATGAACCATCACCAAAAAAGAATCCCATAACCTTTGCTTCCTCCAAAGTGATATCCGTGTCTACATCACAAAATGTGGAAACACAATCACCGTGTAGTAATTCGGTACCGAGAGTTACTTCAGAAGGTTTAATCATCTCCTTATTTTTTAGGAGGAGACTGTGGTCTTCTGTAACATCAACAACACCTGTATGTGTAAGGACTCTATGTATATTTTTAGTTGTTTTATGTCTCACGATTTGTTTGATTGATGTAAATCCATTTTCAGTCCATACTTCGGCATTAATTTCAGCAATCTCTTTACCATCATCTCTAATCTCATATAAATCTACGAGTGAGTCAATGCGTGCAGTCTGGATAATACCATTCTTTCTGATAAGTAGAGGTGTATCTGGTGTCACAGAATCCCCATACCTTACTTTTGCCCCTGGAAAGTTTGCCTCTACATAATTCTTTGTTTCCTCAATCATTGAACGACCTTTACATGTCGTTGTAGATGCGATTGGTACACACGGCAAGATACCCTTACCCGCTCCAGTAAAACCATAGACAGAGTTCATTGAAATCTTATACGCCAACTGCTTACCATTGTATACCTCTTTCATAAAACCTGTAGCGTTAGCCATGTCCCGTTTGGCTTGCTTACGGAATTGTTTGAGTTCAAGAAGAATGCTTGGTAAAAGACTTGGTACATCTTGGGCAAATTTATAAGTTCGGTCAGCGACTTGGAAAGTTTCATATGTAATCCCAGGTACATTACCATATTTCTTTTCATCCATAACATACGATGAGTAACACAGGTTATGAGCCATCATAATAGATGGATACAGTGCTTCAAAATCAAGAGCGGTAATTGGGGTATAATATGCACCCTTTTGTGCTTCGAGAACTGTAGCACCTTCATAAGGTTCTTCAGGGATTGCTCCATACCGAATAGTTGGAACCATGAAGCCCAACTCCCGAGCCTTCTTTGTGAGTTGGGAGAATACCTTGATTTGTTGCCCTCGCTCAACAAGAAAGTTTGCTGGAACCCAAGTAGCCTTAGCCATCTCAACCAAGTTTAAGAGAGTACAAAGCTTCTTCATCAAACGGTGTGGGAGAAGTGTATCCTTGATACAGTATTCAGCAACTTCCCTCAATTTCACTGGATCTTCCTCCCTATATCGAGCAAACATCTCCTTTGGTGCCATATCAATTTTTTGATCACCCAGGTATAACTTGGATACATTATCCAATTTATAGCTATCAAGCTTGTATCCCTTCTTGACTTCGTGGAACATATCGAAAATGAAACGTCCAGGCATAGGAAGAAGCTTGAGAAGATTATCACCAAGAGCACTCGATGAAAGCTTTTTGATAACAAGTTCCGATTCGGTATCTTTGAGTTTTCCCAAATTGAAAAACTCGTAGTGACATCTATTAATTTGCGCACGTTTATAGATGTATTCCATATCAAATCCAAAAATGTTCCATCCAGTAATAATATCCACATCTTTCTTTTGGATATACTTTTGGAAAGCTTCTAACATTTCTCGCTCAGTTTCGTAACTACGAATATCACATCCCTCCAAGTTGGGGTCCGTCTTCTTGTAACAGAGACACGTCTTGTCGTATGGTTCATCAGAACCAAACTTACACAAGGAAATTGCAATTTGAAAACATGCATCCCCCATAATGTCAGCATCAGGAAACTTACCCGTAGAACTATTACATTCAATATCAACCGAAGCAACTACAAATGGAGCAATGTCATCCCTGGCCACTGGTTTGAGAGTTTTCCAATCGTTACAAAACAAGTCCATATCAACATTCGCAAGGTGAGAACGGATACACATGTCTCCGGTATCCAACCACCCAGTTGATTGTATTCCAGTACGATGCATCAGGCGCAGCACAGGGTCAAGATTAGATTCATAAACCTTTACATTTCTCACCCCAAAAATGGTGTAAAGTTCGGGGGTTTTATCGAGAGACTTTCTCAGGAACGAATCCATAAGTCTTCTTGCCTGAAGATGTTTGAAGTCTACTTTCATAAACATAAATTCCTCGTTGTTCTGAAAACCCCATACATCTTTAGACTTTACAACTGTATACGCAACTAATGAATCTCTACACTGGTTGTCAAGAATATTGTAAATTCTTTGAACCTTTGCGGCGTCAATATTTGCTGGAAGCTTGATAAAAAAATACGGCGTAAATGCCGTTGTAAGACAAACAGACTTCCCTTCCTCAGTCTTACCGATGATACTAACCAAATGCTCCTCTTCGGTGTCTCGCGATTCCCAGGTAAGAGCTTGGAAGACCACCATCTTTTTCTTGTTGTGTAGTCATCGATCGAAAATTTTAATATACTTTATTAGTAAAAATGT